AAGCTCAGGGGCGCCGCACCGGCCCTTGAGTATCACCGAATTTATCGAGAACCCCGGACGCCGAAGGCGTCCCTTGAAGCGCCTTGTTATCTGCGGAGGTTGAATATGCACGAAGGAATTAAAGAAAAAACTGGCATCGAAAAAGCGAACTGTTCGACTTGCGAGTTGATCGGTTCGAACGATGACGGGAACTTTCCCGAGTTCGTAGTATCCTGGCCGTGCTGTGACAGGTTTGAACAATACCAATATCTAAAATCATTCCCGTTTAAAAAGGAAATGAAATGCTGGCAGCCTTCATTCTGGCACTCGAAATTTGCAGACATGATAAAGACCGGGACGGATGAGGAAATGAATGCTGCGGCTGACGCTTTTCAAGAAGCTGTGAGCAGATAACGGCTTGAGGGTAAGCGGCGGACGGGTTCACCGTCCGCTTGAACCGATGGTTATGGCTGCGGCCAAGGAGGTAGAAATGTCTGCATGTGGAAAACACTTCGTCATGATTTATTCGCAGGATGGAAAAATGGTGATGCCGATGGTTGATAGCAATGGAGAGGTGGCACTCTATATCACCGAAAGTGATGCACGGGCAATCGCCAGAAAACACGCTTTGTGTCAGGCGTTCGGGTACGAAATTCACTGCATGGGCAACGGCGAAGAGTAGCAGCTATAACATAGCTTACCCCGCCACAATGGCTGTTTAACTCCACCCAGGAAAGGAGGACCACCATGAATAAAACCCAGACTTTGCAGGCGATGCGCGACGTTTTGACACTCAAGCGCCGCAGCCCGAAGACGGCGAAGGTGTACCTCTACTGGGTGGAGCGTTTTATCGACTTCCTGCCTCGCTGCTCGCCGACCGATTCCCGCGAGCAGCGCATCGGCAAATTTCTCACCATGCTGGCCAGCCGGGAGTCGGTTGCCGCCAGCACGCAGAAGCAGGCGCTTTGCGCACTCATCTTCCTCTACAAAAACACCTTGCGGGTCGAGGTCGCAGACCTCTCCTTTCTGCGCTCCAACCGGCCGCAGCGTCTCCCCGAAGTCTTCTCCCGCGAGGAAGCCTGGGCGGTGCTCGATCATCTCGACGGCGAGGCCTGGCTCTGGGGCGCACTGATGTACGGCTGCGGCTTGCGCCTCTTCGAAGTCTGCCAGTTGCGCGTCAAAGACCTTTCCGTCGAGCGTCGCACCCTTATGGTGCGCTCCGGAAAAGGCGACAAGGACCGGATGCTGCCGCTCCCCGAGATGCTGGTGCCGCCGCTCGAAAAGCACCTCCGCAAGATCCGCCTCGACTATGAACGCCACGCCGGTAACGGGGTGGCTGTCTCGTTGCCCGGCGCGCTCGAGCGCAAATACCCCGACGCCCCCTTGTCCTGGTCGTGGTTCTGGCTCTTCCCTGCCAGCGCCGCCGCCCGTGATCCCAAGTGGCGCGGCCGCCTCCACCACATCCACGACACCGCCGTCCAGAAGCGCATTCGCCGCGGCATCCGCGCCGCCCGTGTGCCGCGCCCCGCAGGCTGTCACACCTTCCGCCACTCCTTTGCCACCCACTGGCTCGAAAACGCCGAGGGCTCCCACGAAGTCGCACTCAAGCGGCTGCAAGAGCTGATGGGGCACAAGGACGTGCGCACCACCATGGTCTATCTTCACCTGCTGGCCCGGGTCACCGTCGCCAGCCCCCTTGATACCCGGAGAATTGCCGCCACATGAATTTGACCTGCCCCTGCTGCCACGCCAAGTTCCCCCTCGATGCCGCCCTCGAAGGCGACGCCGCCGGCGAACTGCTCGCCGTCTTCACTCAGGCCGGGCCGCTCTCCCGGCCGCTGCTGGCCTATCTCGGTTTGTTCCGCAGCAAAGCCCGGGCGCTTTCCTTCGACCGCGCCGTCCGGCTGGCCCGCGAAGTCCTCGACCTCGGCGCCGATCCCCGCGCCCTGGCCGTCGCCCTCGGCGAAACCGTCGAGGCCCTGCGCTCCAAGCGCGACCAGGGGCAGAGCAAGCCGCTCTCCAATCACAACTATCTCAAGCGCGTGCTCGAATCGACCCTGCCCGCCGCCCCCGCCAACGTAGGGGCGACGCATGCGTCGCCCGCCCTGGTTGTCGCCAAAGGCAAGCGCGCCCAGGGGATTGCCGCGCTGGCCGACTGGGGGCAGACCGACTGGCTGCGCGCCCTCATCGCCGACGGTCTCTCCGCGCTCCTGGCCGGAGGTTATGACGGCGCCCCCGGGGCCGACACCATCACCCTCACCGCCGACGTCTGGCACCACGTTCTGGCCACCGGTTGCAACTCCGAAACCCTCGATGCAACGCGCGTTAAACAAGGGTTTAGCGGGCTGCTGAAGACCGCGCAAAAGTGGCCCGAGCCCAAGGCCATGTTTGCCCAGATGCCCGCGCGGATCCGCCGCGAAAAGCTCGATGCCCCGCCGCCCAGCGCCAACCAGGTCGCCGAGGGCAAGAGGTTTTTTGCCGACATGGCCGCGGTGATCGGCAACGGCATGGGCATCCCCGGCGGTGCAACCGTCAACGAAGAAGACCGCCGCCAGCAACTGCAGGAGCAGTCCCGCAAACTCAACGAAGGGAGAAGCTAAATGGCCAACGACACCGACCACCGGGGCGTCCAGATGCTGCGCGACATCGCCGAGGTCGTCGCCACCTCCCTGATCGACGCAGAGATTTCCCTCCCCCGCGCCCGCGAGATCGGATTGATCGCCGCCGAGACCGTGCGCAGCCGCTACGGCGGCGAACAGCTCTACATGCCCAAGGGGATCCGGATGCTGATCGACAAGCGCGACCGCGAGATCTACGGCAAATACACCGGCGCCAATACCTATGCGCTCGCCAAGGCCTACGCCCTCACTGAGCGCCAGATCTACGGCATCGTCGCCAAGGTGCGCGAAGACGAATTCCAGCGCCGTCAGCCCGGCTTCGACTTCGCCGCCGGAGACGATCCTTGACAAGCCCCCCGCTCCTCTGCTATTCAGTAAAGGATTTCACAAAAGCCCTTGCCGTTCCCACGGTTAGGGCTTTTTTTATTGTGAGCTGCTTCATCTGACCATCCCCCGCCCCCTTCGCTATTCTGACCCCGTTGCCATCGCTTCCCTCCTGTCTCGCCCCGGGCATTGTGCCCGGGGCACCCTTACTCTGCGAGGTCTTATGGCCGGTATCTTCGAACAAGCCCTGACCCACACCCTCCAGTTCGAAGGCGGCTACGTCGACGATCCCGCCGACCCGGGCGGGGAAACGAAGTACGGGATCAGCAAGCGCGCCAACCCGGATGTCGATATCGCCCATCTCACCCTGGTGGCCGCCAGAGAAATCTATCGCGCCCGCTACTGGCAGCGCCCCGGATTTGACCAGGTCGCCCAGGTTTCCCCGGACATCGCCGCGCGCCTCTTCGATTTGGGGGTCAACTGCGGCCCCGTCGCCGCCGGCAAGATGCTCCAGCGGGCTATCAATATCGTCTGCACCGGCACGGTCCCCCAGCATCGCCGCGCCCCCTGGCGGCAGGCTATCGCCCGGCTGCTCGACGGCGAGGTTCTGCGGGTCGACGGCGCAATCGGGCCGATTACCCTCGCCGTCCTGCGGGACTGTCCCTACAAGCGGGCGCTGCTCATGGCCCTCAAGGGCGAGGCCTACAACTATTATGCCTGCCTCAACCCGCTCTATATTCCCGGGTGGCTCGAAAGGCTCGCGGCATGACCTGCTGGGAAAAATCCCACGCCCGTATCGACCAGATCCGGGCCAACCATGGAGGCACGAATGGGTAAATCGCCGCTCCTCAGTAAAACCCTCTGGCTCAACGTCATCGCCGTGATCGCCATGGTGGTGCAGGGCCAGACCGGGTTCGTCATCGACCTCGACGCCCAGATGGCGATCCTCGGCGTCGTCAACATCCTCCTGCGCCTGGTCACCAAAGAGCCCGTCGTCTGGAAGAGCCAGGGCGGCTACGTCCGCGTCAACGCCCTCCCCGTCGCCCTGGTCGCCACGCTGCTGGCCCTCATGCTGACGCCACTCATTTTCTCCGGCTGCGCCCTCAAAAAAGAGAGCCACGCCACCGTCTCCGCCCGGGCGCTGCTCTCCACCCAGGCCACCGTCGTCAGCCTCGCCTCCGCCGCCGACGATCTCTGCACCGCCGGCACTCTGACGCAGGTGCGATGCGATCTGGCTTCCGACCTCTACGACAAGGCCGCCGCCGCCTACGACACCGCCGCCGATCTCCTTGTTGTCGCCATCGTCTCCGGCGAGGAAGGATCCGGCTCTCCCGCCTGGGCCAATTTTCGCGCCGCCGCCGATCGCTTCGCCACTTTTGCCGCCGACTTCCGCGCTGTCGCCAGCGCCTTCGGCCTTACCCCGGAGCCCATCCAATGACCACCGCCGAAATCGTCATCGCCCTGGCGCCCGTCGCATCGAGACTGATCATCGACCTCGGGGGCCGCCTGATCGAGATCAACACCGCCGACCTCACGCGCGAAGACCTGGTCGCCGCCCTCGAAAAGAGCAAGGGCGCCAGCTGGCCCGACCTGAAGTTTTTGAGCACGGCCGACCCGGAAACCGCCAGCTGATGCCCGACGATCTCGACCGCGCCCAGGAGATCAACGATCAGCTCCAACGCGACATCCTCGAGGCGCACCTCCGCCGCAGGGTCTCAGCCGAGAGTCTGGCCAACTGTCAGGAATGCGAAGGGGCGATCCCCGAGAAACGCCGGCTCGCCTCCCCCGGCTGCACCCGGTGTATCGAATGCCAAACCGAGCATGAGCAAGCCATGAAGAGGGGTTCCAAAGGATGATCGATTACACCGCCTGGCGGTTCTGGTTTGACGCGCTGCAACTGGTCGGGACCGTCGCGGTCGGCGTCTACGTCTGGTGGAGCAACCGGGCAAAGGTCAACGCCAAACGGTTCAAGGCGCTGGAAGACCAGGTGGCCACGCGGATGTCCAAGTCCGTCCACCAGGTGGGGGAAGACAAGCGCGACAACTCCTGCGCCGAGCACAAGAAAAAGACCGGCGAGCTGGAGATGGCCCTCAACCGTCTCGGCACCGAGGTGCGCAACATGCCGAGCCGTCAGGAGATGGCGGCTCTGAGCCACGACATTACCGGATTGACCCAGCAGATCGGTCGCCTCGAGGGGCGACTGGAGGGCTTGAATAGAGTCGCCGATCTGATCAACGAATTTTTGATCAACCAGGGAGCCAAACGATGAGCCACCACTACGCCGACCTGAAAACCTCCGATCTGCGCCTGGTCGTGCTGCGACTCCTCAGCGAGGATCCCGGCTATTCGACCAACGATTCGATTCTGCGCGAAGCCCTGTCAGGGTTCGGGCATACGGTCAGCCGCGACAAGGTCAAGACCGAGGTGCGCTGGCTCGAAGAGCAGGGACTGGTCACGGTCGAGGCGGTCACCTCCGTGCTGATCGTCCGGCTCACCTCCCGCGGGGCCGACGTGGCCAGCGGGGCGGCGCGCGTCGACGGGGTCAAACGCCCCGGGCCGAGGTAATTTCATGCTGCCGCTGGCCATACTGCTGATCGTCCCGGTCCTCTACCTGGCTCTCTGGTTTTGTGATCGTCTCGCCGAAGGGATCGCCGAAATGTGGGGGAACATCTGATGGGCAAGCGTCAGCAGTCGAGCATCGACCTGCTCCCCGATCCGATCCGGCAGCAGCTCCAGGAGTTGCTCAACGATCGCCGCGTCACTCAGCTGCAGGCGGTGGAGCGTATCAACGCCCTCCTCGCCGCGATGCACGAGACCGGCACCGCGCCCGACGATGCTCCCGAGCGTCTCAGCAAAAGCGCCGTCAACCGCTACGCTCTGCAGATGGAGTCGGTCGGCGCCAAGCTGCGCCAGTCCCGTGAGGTGGCCGAGATCTTTATCTCCAAAGTCGGCGCCGCGCCCCAGGGACAGGTCGGACTGCTGATCAACGAGATGCTGCGCTCCATGGCTTTCGACCTCTCGTTGAAGCTCCAGGATGCCGACCTGGAAGACCCGGAGAAGATGTCCGCCACCATCGACCAGGTCAAGGCTCTGGCCTTGGCGGTGCAGCGCCTGGAGCAGGGGGCGTCGATCAACGTTAAACGCGAAACCGAGATTCGCAAGCGCACCCTTGAAGACGCCGCCGCCGCCGTCGGCGAGACCGCCCGCGAAGAAGGCGTCAGCCCCGAGACCATCGCGCGGATCCGCCGCGACGTCCTGAGAATGTCGGCATGAAAAACGGCGCCGCGCGCATACGCCCGGTCAACCCGGACGGCCTCTTCCTCCCCTACCAGGAGCGCTGGATCAAGGACCGGTCGCGCCTGAAGCTGATGGAAAAAGCGCGGCAGATCGGCCTCTCCTGGAGCACCGCCTACGCCGCCGACGAGCGCACCGCCGAAGCCGGGGCCAAGCACGACCAGTGGATCTCCAGCCGCGACGATCTCCAGGCGCGCCTGGTGATCGAAGATTGCAAGATGTTCGCAAAGCTGTTGCAGTTGGCCGCCGAGGATCTCGGCGAAACCGTCATCGACGCCGAGCGCAAGATCAGCGCCTACGTGCTCCACTTTGCCAACGGGCGGCGCATCCACTCCATGAGCTCCAATCCCGACGCCCAGGCGGGCAAGCGCGGCGGGCGTATCCTCGACGAGTTCGCGCTGCACCCCGACCCGCGCAAGCTCTGGAGCATCGCCTACCCCGGCATCACCTGGGGCGGCAACATGGAAGTCATCTCCACCCATCGCGGCAGCGGCAACTTTTTTAACGCCCTGATCCGCGAGGTGCGCGAGCACAAGAACCCCAAGGGAATCAGCCTGCACCGCGTCACGCTGCAGGACGCCCTCGACCAGGGCTTTCTCTATAAGCTGCAGCAGAGCCTCCCCGGCGAGCACGAAGTCAAGGGGATGACCGAGCCCGAATATTACGACTTTATCAAGAGCGGCTGCGCCGATCAGGAATCGTTTCAGCAGGAGTATATGTGCGAGCCCGCCGACGATGCCTCGGCGTTCCTCGAATACGATCTCATCGCCGGCTGCGAGTACGGCCCCGGCGACAACTGGGAGATCGACGCCAGCCAGGTGAAAAACTCCGGCCGCTTTTTCGCCGGGCTCGACATCGGCCGCAAGAAGGACCTCACCGTCCTCTGGGTGCTCGAGCGCCTCGGCGACACCCTCTACACCCGGCAGATCGTCGAGCTCAAGAACATGACCAAGCCCGACCAGGAAAAGATTCTCTGGCCGATCATGGCCAACATGGGGCGCACCTGCCTTGACTACACCGGCCTCGGCATCGGCTGGGGCGACGACGCGGTGCGCAAGTTCGGCGAGTACCGCGTCGAATGCGTCACCTTCACCCCGCGTGTCAAGGAAACGCTGGCGTATCCGGTGCGCGGCCGCATGGAAGACAAGCAGCTGCGGATCCCCTACAAGCCCGAGATCCGCGCCGATCTGCGGGCCGTCACCAAGGAAACCACGGCGGCCGGTAACATTCGCTTCACCGCCGAGCGCAGCGAAAACGGCCACGCCGACCGCTTCTGGGCGTTGGCCCTGGCCATCCATGCCGCCTCCGGAGAGGTCGCCGAATACGCCTACGAAGGCGTCGGCCGCACGGCCGACGGCCGCAACGACCGCCCCGTTAAAGTCACCGCCGGTTTCGGCGCCTCGAAAGGACTCTGGTAATGGCACTCGTCGACGCCTACGGTCGCCCCGTTCGCACCCAGCAGCTCGTCCGCGAGCATGCCGCGCCGTCCCTCACAGGTGTCCGCACCCTCTGGAACGAAACCGTCGCCGGCGGCCTCACCCCCGTGCGCCTCGCCTCCATCCTGCAGCAGGCCGCCGACGGCGACCACAACGCCCAGCTGACACTCTCCGAAGAGATGGAAGAGCGCGACCTGCATTATTCCTGCGAGCTCAGCAAGCGCAAGCTCGCCGTCTCGCGCCTGCCGATTTCCGTCGAGGCCTACAGCGACAGCGCCCGCGACGTCGAGCTGGCCGATGCCGTGCGCGACCTCGTGCGCAAGCCCGGCTTCCGCGCCCTGATCAAGGATCTGCTCGACGCCCTCGGCAAAGGGTACAGCGTCTGTGAAATCCGCTGGGACCGCACCGGCGCGCGCTGGATCCCCCGGGGCTACACCTGGCGCGATCCCCGCTTTTTCTGCTTCGACCAGGTCAGCCGCAGCGAGATCCGCCTGCGCGACGAGGCCGACATGATCGAGGGGATCCCCCTCGAACCCTTCAACTTCATCGTGCACGTCCCCCGCATCAAGACCGGCCTCCCCATCCGCGGCGGGCTCGCCCGGCTGGCCGCCTGGGCCTACATGTGCAAGGGGTACGCGATCAAGGACTGGCTGGCCTTCGCCGAGGTCTTCGGCATGCCGCTGCGCCTCGGCAAGTACGACTCCACCGCCAGCGAAGGCGACAAGGCCGTCCTGCGCATGGCCGTCGCCAACCTCGGCATCGATGCCGCCGCCATTTTTCCCAAGAGCATGGAGATCGAACTCGTCGAAGCCGGCAAGGGCGCCTCCGCCGATTTCTTTCAGCTTCTGGCTGACTACCTCGACGCCCAGGTCTCCCGGGGGATCCTCGGCCAGACCGCCACCACCCAGGGGACCCCGGGCAAGCTCGGCAACGAGGAGGCCCAGGCCGAAGTGCGGCGGGACATTCGCGACGACGACGCCGAGCAGATGGAAGAGACCCTCGGCCGCGACCTGGTACGGGCCTACATCGATCTCAACTACGGCCCGCAGGAAAATTACCCCTCGCTGCAGCTGCGCGCCGATGTCCCCGAGGACGTCGCCGCCCTCTCCAGCGCCCTCGAAAAGCTCGTCCCCCTCGGCCTGCGGGTCGAGGCCAGCGTCGTCCGCGACAAGCTCGGCCTCCCCGATCCCGGACCCAACGTCAAGCCCGAAGACCTGCTCGGCGCTCCGATGCTCCCGGCTCCTCCGTCCCCGGCGGCCCTGAACCACGCCGCCGGCTGCCCCTCCTGCGGGGTCGCCCATAACCGTCAGGGCGAAGAGGCCAGCGATGCCATCGACGACCAGGTCGCCGAAGAACTCGCCGACTGGCAGCTGCTCATGGCGCCGGTCGTCGATCCCCTTGCCGCGCTGATCGACGACGCCCTGGCCAAGGGGCAGACCCTCGCCGAGCTGCGCGAGCGCCTCGCCGAACTCCTTGACACCCAGGACCCGTCCCTGTTGATCGACGCCCTCGCCGGGGCCATGCTCAAGGCCCGCGCCCTCGGCGACAGTCAGGAGGCCGCGCCGTGATCCGCTTCCCCGGCCCGGTCCCCGCCGACGTCCTCGCCTTCTTTGCCAACAAGGGGCTCAAGGTCTCCTTCGACTGGCGCGACGTCTGGCGCCAGGAGCATGCCAGCGCCTTTACCGTCGCCAAGGCGATGCAGCTCGATGTCCTCGAAGCGATCCGGCTTGAGCTCGACCGGGCCATTCTCGACGGGCGCACCCTGCGCGACTTCCGCAAGGATCTCACCCCCACGCTGCAGCGCCTCGGCTGGTGGGGCAAACAGGAGTGGGTCGACAAAACCACTGGGGAAGTGCTCGACGTACAGCTCGGCAGCCCGCGCCGCCTGCGCACCATCTACAACGCCAACCTGCGCACCGCCCGCGCCGCCGGGCAGTGGGACCGGGCGCAGCGCAACAAGGCCGTGTTCCCCTATCTAAAATACGGCCTCGGCCCCAGCGAGCAGCATCGCGAGCTGCACCAGCAGTGGGACGGCACCATTCTCCCCGTCGATCACCCCTGGTGGTCCACGCATCTGCCGCCCAACGGCTGGGGATGCAAATGCGGGGTGCGCTCGATCTCCAGGGCCGAGATGGCCAAGAAGGGGTGGGAGCAGAGCGGCAACCCCCTGGTGCGCCGCAAGACCTGGGTCAACGAGCGCACCGGCAAGACGACCCTCGTCCCCGAGGGAATCGACCCCGGCTGGGACACCAACCCGGGGCAGACCCGGCAGCAGAACCTGCAAAGCCTGCTCGACGGCAAGCTCAAAACCGCCGACCCGCAGGTTGCCGAAACGGCCCGCCGCGATCTGGAGACATACCGCAGCCAGAACCCCGGCAAATAATCGCCGTAAACGGCCCGCGAGCGCTTCGGCCGCACCAACCCCGGCAAAAGTCGGGCGCGTTGATTGTGAGCGAATTTAACGATGGTTTAATGATGGTTTTGAGAGAGGTCCGCCATGCCAAAACGCAAAGCCCGCATCGCCCTGATCGGCGGCGGCACATTTGACCGGGACATTCTTCTCGCGCTCAACGCCTCCACCCTCCCCGAGGGGTGCGAGCTTGTCGCCCTTAATTTTGAGATGCCGGGCGACGGCAGCGTCCCCGAGTGGCTCCCCCTGATTCCTTCCGGAGACAGAGTCACCGGCCGCGACGGCCGCTCCTGGATCAACGACCGGCCCGAGGGGATCCTTAATTTCTTCGCCCAGGACGCCGCCGACATCCCGCTCGACTGGGAGCATGCCACGCACCTCAAGGCGCCCCAGGGCGAACCGGCGCCGGCGGCCGGGTGGATCAAGGAACTGCAGTTGCGCGAAGGGGCGATCTGGGGCCGGTTCGACTGGACGCCCCGGGGCCGCGCCTCCGTAGAAAACAGGGAATACCGTTATCTCTCCCCGGCGCTGATCTTCGAAAAAAGCAGCAACCGCATTCTGAATATCGCGTCCGTCGGCCTGGTCAATAAACCCAACTTCAAACTGGCGGCTCTGAATCGCCAACAACCCCAAGTAGAGGAGGCCCCACCCATGCTCAAGAAACTGCTGGCTAAACTCGGACTCCCCGAGACCGCCGACGAGGCAACCGCCCTCAACGCCATCGTCCAACTGCAGGGCGATCTCTCCACCGCCCTCAACCGCGCCGACACCCCGAGCCTCGACCGGTTCGTCCCCCGGGCCGACTACGACGCCGCCCTCAACCGCGCCGCCACCTCCGAGACGGCCCTGGCCGAAGTGAAAAAGGCCGATCTCGAACTGGCGATCAACGCCACCGTCGACGCCGCCGTCGTCGCCGGCAAGGTCACGCCGGGCACCAAGGACTACTATGTCGGCATGTGCCGCCAGGACGGCGGGCTCGACGCCTTCAGGAAATTCGTCGAAGCGGCCCCCGTCGTCGGCAAGGGCTCCGACCTCGACGGCAAGAGCCCCGCCGCAGGAGAGACCGCCCTCAACGCCGAAGAGAAGAAAATTGCCGAGATGTTCGGCAACAGCGCCGACGACCTGAAAAAATACGGCGCGGCCTGAAGCCCCGCCCCCACCCCTGTTAGGAGGTAACACCCCATGGCCCTGATCGCTGACCGCAACACCCCGAGAAAAGACGGCAAGCTCATCGTCGTCCCCGTCGCCGCCGCCGCGGTGATCTATGCCGGCGCCCTGGTCGTCGCCAACGCCACCGGCTACGCCGCCCCCGGCAGCACCGCCACCACCCTCACCGCCCTCGGCCGCGCCGAAGAGGCCGTCGACAACACCAGCGGTGCCGACGGCGCCAAGAGCATCAACGTCCGGCGCGGAGAAGCCTTCCGCTTCAAGAACGCCGCCGGCGACGCCGTCACCCAGGCCAGCCTCGGCAAGGTCTGTTACATCACCGACGACGAGACCGTCAGCGGCACCAACGCCGGAGGCAACACCCAGTCGGTCGCCGGGATCGTGCTCGACGTCGCCAGCGACGGCGTTCTGGTCTTTATCGGCTGAGGTATTTCAACCCCTTTTAAAGGAGCATAACCCGTCATGAAAAAGTCCCTTCTGTTCTTCGGCCTGCTGATGCTGGCCCTGGCGATCACCGCCGTCGCCTTCGCCGATCCGGCGCAGGCCGCCCCCTTCACCTGGCACGCCCTCCTCGGCGGCGGCGGCGCCTCCATGGCGATCCTCATCAACGCCGGAACCCTCACCAACATTTTCATCAACCTCAAGACCACCTTCAACAAGGCTTTCGAGGCCGCCCCGGGCGTCTGGGAAAAAATCGCCATGAAGGTCCCCTCGACCAGCACCCAGAACGATTACGCCTGGCTCGAGAATTTCCCGAAAATGCGCCGCTGGCTCGGGGATAAAGAGGTGCGCAACATCAAGGCGGGCAAGTACGTCCTGATCAATGAGGACTTCGAGGCCACCGTCGGCGTCAAGCGCAACCACATCGAGGACGACAACCTCGGGATCTACGCGCCCCAGGCGCAGAACGCCGGCTTCAGCGCCAAGCAGTGGCCCGACGAGATGGTGCTCGACAAGGTCAACGGCGCCTTTGCCACCGAGTGCTTCGACGGCCAGTTCTTCTTCGACACCGACCACCCGGTCATCAACCCGGCCACCGGCGATCCGGTCAGCGTCAGCAACCTCGGGGTGGCCCCCCTCTCCATCGCCACCCAGGCGCTGGCCGACGCCAGCTACGGCGCGGCGCGTACCGCCATGCGCAAGTTCAAGGACGGCGAGGGGCGCCCCCTCAACATCGTCCCCAACGTCCTGCTCGTTCCCCCGGCCCTCGAAAACGTCGGCCGGGCGCTGCTGACCAACGACAAGCTCGAGGACGGCAAGCCCAACCCCTACAAGGGGACCGCCGAACTGGAGGTCGACGGTCGCCTCACCTCGGACACCGCCTGGTTCCTCCTCGACACCACCAAGCCGGTGCGCCCCTTCATCTTCCAGGAGCGCAAGGCGCCGGTCTTCGTTTCTCAGACCGACATGAACGCCGACGGCGTCTTCATGCGCGGCGAGTTCAACTTCGGCGTTGAAGCCCGCGGCGCCGCCGGTTACGGCTTCTGGCAAACCGCCTTCGGCTCCACCGGCCTCGGCGCGTAAACCTCTCCCCCCGCCCTGACCGGCGGGGGGAACTTTTGACACGGGAGAGACCATGAGTAAAATTGTCCGCATCACCTCCAGGGTCGAAGGCTTTCGCCGCGCCGGGGTGCCGCACAGCAAAACGCCCACCGATTACCCCCTGGAGACCTTCACCCGGGCGCAGCTCAAAGCGCTCGAAGCCGAGACCCGCCTGACGGTCGAAGTGCTCGAGGCCGAAGACGAAGAGCCGAAAACAAAACGCCCCAACGCCACCGAGACGATCAAGCTCATCGAGGCGGTCAAAAACCTCAGCGAGCTCGCGGCGTTTTTCGACGGCGAAGAGCGCAAGACCGTTCTCGAAGCCCTGACCCGTCGCTCCGAAGAGCTCGGGCAGGCGGCGGCCAGCGAGCAAAAGGATTGACAATCGCGCCCCCCTTTGCTATTGAGTAAAGGATTTCATAAAAGAGAAAAAGCCCTTGCCGTTTATGCGGTTAGGGCTTTTTTTATTGTGAGCTGCTTCATCTGACAAATCCCCGCGCCCTCCGGTATTCTGGCCCCGTTGCTCGCCGAGTTCACCGGCTTTTTTGACTTGCACCGGGGGTGTTCCATGTACGCCATCAGCCAGGACATCATCGACCGCTACAGCTCGGACGAGTTCCTCCTCGCCTTCGACCGCGACGGCAGCGGCACCGCCGACGTCGGCGTCGCCGACAAGGCGCTCTCCGATGCCTCCGAGGAAATCGACGGCTATCTCGCCGGGCGCTACACCCTCCCCCTGGCCGTCACCCCCAAGATCCTCACCTTCATGGCCGTCGACATCGCCCTCTACAAGGGGAGCGTCGGCAGCCTCGTCACCGAAGAAAAACGCACCCGCTACAAGGATGCCATCGCCTTTTTGATCAAGGTCGCCGAAGGGAAGATCCAGCTCTTCGCCTCCGACCCCTCCGCTCCCCAGGGGGGCAGCGGCGCCAGCTTCTCTGGCGGCGAGCGCCTCTTTACCCGCGACACCCTGAAGGGTCTGCGATGAGCGTCGCCCTGCAGTTCGACCTGCGCGCCATCGGGCGCCTCGAAAAACGCATAGACGAGATCGCCGCCCTTGACCGCCGGGCGCTCCTCGATGCCGTCGGCTTCGCCGTAGAGAACCAGACCCGCCGCCGTATCTACGACGAGAAGACCGGCCCCGACGGCGTCGCCTGGCCGAACTGGTCCGAGCGCTACGCCCTAAGCCGCCACGGCAACCACAGCCTCCTCGAAGGGGAGCGCGACCTCCTCGACTCCATCGACTACACAGTCGCTTCCTCCGGCGGCGCCGTCGAGATCGGCAGCAACCTCGTCTATGCCGCCACCCACCAGGCCGGAGACGAACGCCGCAACATCCCCGCCCGCCCCTATCTCGGACTCTCAACCGACGACGAGGACGAGCTCGAGCAGGTGGTGGACGACTTTCTCGCCGAGGTGCTGCGATGATCCTGACCACGCTGCGCACGGCGATCACCACGCAGATCGGCGCCGCCCTCGGGGCGTCCGTCAAGGAAGTCAAACCGCACGGCGGCCGTTTTTCGCTGGCCGAGCTCAAGGCCCTGGCCGCCCGATCCCCCTCGGTGCGTGTCGCCTGCCTCGGCATCTCCGAGATCCGCCCCGTCTCCGCCGGAGTCGAGGCCGTCACCACCTGGGCCGCCTATGTCGTCGCAGGCGATCTCCCCGGCGGCCAGGCCCGCGACGCCGTCGCCCTCGCCCTGGTCGGCTCGCTGGCGGTGCTGATCGCCGCCGAGGACTGGGATCTGGCCTCCGTCGACGGCGCCCGATCCGTCCGGGCCGACAACCTCTTTTCCCGCGAGATCGACCGCAACGGCATTGCCCTCTGGGCCCTCACCTGGCGCCACGAAGTGACCCTCGGCGCCGTCGACCTCGCCACCCTCGACGACTTCCTCACCGCCCACGTCGATTACGATCTGGCCCCGACTGACGGCGTTGCCGACGCCACCGACAACATCGCTCTGCCGCAATAAACAGCAGCCAAAGGAGATCCGACCCATGCAAAAAGAATTGTTTCTCAAACCCGCGCCCGGCCTGACGATCCGCGACGCCGCCAACAAAGGTCAGGTGCTTCCACCCGAAGGGAAGGTCGTCACTCTCACCCCCTACTGGACGCGACGCCTTAAAGAAGGCGACGTCGTCCTGGCGTCCGCGCCCAAAACCAAGGGAGGCAAGTAAACCATGGATTTCGATACCATCCCCAGCACCGTGCGGGTACCGCTGGCCTACGTCGAGTTCAACTCGACCCGCGCCGTCGTCGGTTCCCCGGCCGTTCCCTCCCGCATCCTCGTCCTCGGGCAGACGCTCGCCGCAGGCAGCGCCGCTCCCCTCGTCCCGGTCCAGGTGACCAGCGCTGACCAGGCCGAGGCCCTCTTCGGGCGCGGATCGATGCTCGCCGCCATGGTCAAAGCCCTCAAGGCCAACAATCGCTACACCGAGAGCTGGGCCTTGCCGCTCTCCGATGACGTCGCCGCCGTCGCCGCTGCCGGTTCCATTCTGCTGGGCGGACTGCCGACCGTGGCCGGCACTCTCAACCTCTACATCGGCGGCACCCGGGTGCGGATCGCCGTCGCCGTCGGTGCCACTCCCGGCAGCCTGGCCACCGCCCTGGCCGCCGCGATCAACGCCGACACCTCGCTGCCGGTGACCGCCGCCGTCAATGGCGTCACCCCCGAGCAAGTCGACCTCACCGCCCGCAACAAAGGCGAAGCCGGCAACGGCATCGATGTTCGCGTCAACTACTATCAGGGCGAGACGCTCCCCGCCGGGCTCACCGCCGCCGTTGTCGCCCTGGCCGGCGGGACCGCCAACCCCGACCTGACCGACGCCATCGCCGCCCTCGGCGACGACTGGTATCAGACGATCGTCATGCCCTACACCGACGCGGCCAACCTCACCCTCCTCGAGGCCGAGCTCGCCGACCGGTTCGGCGGAGTTCGCCAGATCGACGGCATCGCCTACGCCGCCTTTCGCGGCACCCACGGCGCGACCAGCACGTTCGGCGGCACCCGCAACTCCCCCCACGTCAGCCACCTGGGGACGGGCATCGCTCCGACGCCGCCCTACCTGCTGGCCGCCATCTACGCGGGACAGGCAGCGGCCGCCCTCGCCATCGACCCGGCGCGGCCGCTGCAGACCCTCCCCTTGATCGGCGCCCTCCCCCCGGCCGTCGATGCCCGCTGGACCCAGGAGGAACGCAACCTGCTGCTCTATGACGGTGTCGCCACCTATTCCGTCGACAACGGCGGGGTGATGCGCATCGAGCGGGCGATCACCAGCTACCAGACCAACGCCTTCGGCGTCGCCGATACGGCCTACCTCGACGTCACCACCCCGGCGACCCTCAGCTACCTGCGTTACTCCCTGCGGGCGCGGATCACCACCAAGTTCCCCCGGCACAAGCTGGCCGACGACGGCACCAGCTACGGCCCCGGGCAGGCGATCGTCACCCCGAAGACCCTCCGCGCCGAGCTCGTCGCCCTGGCCAAGGAGTGGGCGCAGGCAGGCCTCGTCGAAAATCTCGACCAGTACAAGGCCGAGCTGACCGTCGAGCGCGACGCCGTCGACCGCAACCGGGTCAACATCCTCGTGCCCCCCGACCTGGTCAATCAGCTGCGGATTTTCGCCGCCCAGGTGCAGTTCATTCTCTAAGTAACGCCCCTTTTATGGAGGTTTAATCATGGCCAAGAAACTTGGCAAAGCGATCATCAAGGCCGACGGGCAGATCCTCGAAACCCTGCCCGGGGCCAAACTCGACATCGGCGGCGACGAGCGCACCACCGTCGTTGGGGCCAACTCGGTTCAGGGGTATTTCTCCACCCCCAAACCGAGCGCCGTCGAATGCGAAATCTCCGTCGGCAAGGAGACCCGCCTCGCCTCCATGCGCGACTGGGACAACGTCACCATTTCCTTCGAGTGCGACACCGGCCAGCTCTACGTCGTCCAGGGCGCCTGGCTGACCAATACCCCGTCGATGACCGCCAGCGACGGCGGCAAGGTGCCCCTGACCTTCGAAGGCCCGCCCGCCGAAGAGATGATTTAAACCGCAGTCGGGGCGGGCCGCTGGCCCGCCCCACCTTCAGGAGACACGCATGGCAACGACAACCGTTACCCTCAACCCCGGACTGCAGATCGGCGAGACCTATCACACCCTGGCCGAAATCCGCGAGGCCACCGGCGGCGATCTCATCGACGCCACGGACGAGAGCGAAAAGCTCGTCCCCACGCCCGAAGGCTATCAGCTCGTCACCTCGCCGACCCTCGTCGGCCTCAACACGCTGCGCCGCCAGATCGTCCGGATCGGCGAGTATAAGGGGCCGCTGCTCATGGCCGAGCTCAAAAAGCTCACCGCCACCGACCTCTCGCTGCTGCAAGAAAAAGCCATGACCCTCGAAAACGCCTCGCTGCGGGAGTTCGCCGAGCGGGGGCGAGATTAAGCGGGCAGCCCGCGACCTGGTCGCCCCCGGCCTGCTCCTCCTGGGCGCCCGCACCGGCTTTACCCGCACCGAGCTGCTCGGTCTGACCCTGAGCACCTTCGTCCCGACGATGAAAGCCTTTTGCCAAAAAGAGAGTTAAATGGGCGACCTGAAAACCTCCATCATCCTCGACCTCTCCGGCAACCTGCAGAGCCGGTCGCGCCAGTTCTCCGGCAGCCTGCAGACCCTCGGGCGGCAGGGGTCGGCGAGCATGCAGCTGCTCGGCCGTGGCATGGGCGCAGTGTCTCGCGGGCTCGACCGCCTCGGCAATCGATACACGGCCCTCTTCACCGGTGCGGCCGGACTTGGCGCGGTGAAGATGGTCGGCGATCTCGAGGAGCGTTTCATCCGCCTCGGCATCCAGGCAAACAAGGGCGCCGAAGAAATCGACGCCCTCAAAAAGCAGATCTACGACGCCGCCAAGGCGCCGGAGATCCGCATCGACCCAGGGCAGATCACGGCCGCCATCGAAGAGATCGTCGAAAAAACCGGCGACCTCGACTTCGCCAAAAACAACATCCGCAACATCGGCCTGGCTCTGCAGGCCACCGGCGCCGACGGCGCCGCCATCGGCGGCATTCTCGCCGAGTTTCAGAAAATGGGGATGGGGGCAAAGGAAGCTTTCGAAGCGCTCGACATCCTCACGGTCCAGGGCAAGGAAGGCGCCTTCACCCTCGAAAACCTCGCCGCGCTCGGCCCCCGCGTCGTCACCGCCTACACCTCCATGGGGCGAACCGGCGTTGGGGCCCTTCGAGAAATGGGCGCCGCGCTCCAGGTCATCCGCCAGGGCACCGGGTCGAGCGAGCAGGCCGCCACCGCCTTCGAGGCGCTGCTGAGCACCCTCGGCGATGCCGACAAGGTCAAGCTCCTGCAAAAAGGCGGCATCCAGATCTTCGAGCCGGGATCGACCACCGTCATGCGCTCGCTGCCCGAGATCATGGAGGAGATTGTCAAGAAGTCGGGCGGCAGCAAAATGGCCCTCTCCAAAATTTTCGACGCCGAGGCGATGCGCGCCTTTAACTCGGCCATCAGCGAATTTCAGCGCACCGGCAAAGTCGAGAGCCTGCAGCGGTTTCTTGACGTGCAAGCCGACGGGACAACGCTGACCAAAGACTCGATCCGCGCCGCCAAGGGGTTCAACTCCGCCTTGACCAACCTCCTCACCGTCTGGAAACAATTCGCCGACAAACAGCTCACCGAGCCGATCAAGAAGCTCACCGAATATCTCGATGGGCTCAAACCGGGGACGGTTGAGAACTGGCTGCAGATGGGCAAGAACATCGCCCTTGTCGGCGGCGGGCTGGTGGTGGCCAACAAGCTCGGCGTTTTCAAACTCGGCAGCCGTCTGTTGCGCGGCAAGGGCGGCGGCCTCGCCGGTGCCGCCGGAGCCATGGGCGCAGGCGGAGCGATCCCCGTCTACGTCGTCAACGGCCCGAGCTCGATCTGGTCCGGAGCGGGGAAGGTCGGCGCGGGAACGGCCGCCGGATCGGCGGGCGGCGGTCTGGCCGCAGCCGGCGGGCTGGCGATGCTCCCTGCCGTCGGCGCCGGGGCCGTCGCCGCCCTCTCCATTCAGGCCGGGAAAGCCCTGGCCGAAAGCGAGGTGCGCAGTGCCAGCCCCGAAGCGCTTCGCGAAATGCTGGACCGGCACACGGTCATGGGTGGCGGCGCAGGGTCCTATCAGGCCCAACTGATAAAAGCGGAGATGAACAGCCGCTTCGGTGGTGAGCTTAAAATCACCATTGACGACGAAGGTCGCTCAAAAGTGACCGGAATAAAAACTTCGTCCGGGTTCGACATCGATGTCGACTCCGGACGCATGATGGCGAGTCATTAATATGAGCTGGAAAGAGCAATTACGCCAAGCCACCTTCCGCGGCATCCCCTTTGCCTGCGCCGCCGCCGACGCCGAGCTTGGCCGCCGCGTGGCGCTGCACGAGTACCCGCAGCGCGACAAGCCGTTTGCCGAAGATCTGGGGCGCAAGGCCCGCAAGTTCACGCTCGAGGCCTTTATCCTCGGCGCCGGCTACATGACCGGCCGCGACGCCCTGATCGGCGCCATCGAGCAGTCCGGCCCCGGGCGCCTGGTGCATCCGTACCTCGGCGAGATGACCGTCACCCTCATCGAGTCCCGCGGCCCCCGGGAAAGCAGCCGCGAAGGGGGGATGGCCCGTTTTTCCCTCACGTTTGTCGAGAGCGGCGAAGCACTTTACCCCACCGCCGTCATCGCCACCGCCGCCACCGTCGCCACCCGGGCCGATCTGGCCGCCGAGGTCCTGCGCAGCGAGTTTGCCGCCGACTTCGACGCCCCCGGCGCCCCCGAGTATCTGCGCAGCGACGCCGAACGGCTTCTCAAGAAAACGCTGGCCAAGCTCGACGCCCTGCGCCGCGCCATCCCCGGGGTTCCGCAGGTGGTCACCGCCTACGTCGCCGCGCTGCAGACCCTCTCGGCCACCGTCGAGAGCCTGATCCGCACCCCCGCCGATCTCGCCGTCGAGCTCTACGGCCTGATCGCCGATCTCGCCCTCCTCCCCGACCGTCCCCGGCGGGCCCTGGCCGCCTACCGCCAGCTCTGGGACGTGCTGCGCAACGAGCCGACCGTCACCGAGACCACCCCCAACCGGGCGCGGCAGGTCGCCAATCAGGCGGCGCTCTCGGCCCTGGTGCAGCGCGCCGCCATCGTCGAGGCCTGCCGGGCCGCCGCCGAAATCGACTTCGACTCCGCCGACGAGGCGACGACGTTGCGCACCGAGCTCTCCGACCAGCTCGACCTCGAAATGGCGACCGCTGCCGACGACAGCTATCAGGCCCTCGTCGCCCTGCGCGGCGCCCTGGTGCGCGACCTCACCGACCGCGGCGCCGATCTCGCCCGGCTCACCGTCCACACCCCGACCCAGACCGTCCCCGCCTTGGTGCTCGCCCAGCAGCTCTATGACGACCCCGCCCGGGCCGACGAGATCGTCGCCAGAAACGGCGTTCGCCACCCCGGCTTTGTCCCCGGCGGCCGGGCTTTGGAGGTGCTGACGCATGGCTGAGATCACACTTACGGTCGGCGGTAAAATCTACGGCGGCTGGAAAAAAGCGACCATCCGCCGCGGCCTCGAACAGGTTGCCGGCACCTTTGAGCTTGAAGTCACCGAGCGCTGGAGCGATCGCATGGAGCCCTGGCCGATCCGCCACGGCGACGCCTGCACGGTCGCCGTCGCCGGGCAGACGGTCCTGACCGGCTTTGTCGACGACATTCTCCCTTCATTCGATGCGGCCCAGCACGGCGTCGTCATCGTCGGCCGCGACGCCACCGGCGATCTCGTCGACTGCAGCGCCATCGCCGGCAGCGGACAGTGGCAGGGGCGCACCCTGCTGCAGGTGGCCGCAGCCCTCTGCAAGCCCTTCGGCATTCCTGTGACGGCCGAAACGCCCGTCGGTGCCCCTTTCACCACCGCCGCCCTCCAGGAAGGCGAAACGGTCTACGAGGCCCTTGAGCGGGCGGGGCGCATGCGCGGCGTCCTCCTCGTCTCCGACGGCCGGGGCGGCCTCGTCATCACCCGCGCCGGCAAGGAGCGCATCGCCACCGCCCTGGTCCAGGGCGAAAACGTGCTGCGCGGCTCGGCCACCTTTTCCCTGCGCGATCGCTACAGCCGCTATCTCTGCCGGGGGGCGGATGTCGGCAGCGACTTCACCACCGCCGACCAGGCCGCCAGTCCCTCCGGAGAGGCCCAGGACAAGGGCGTTAATCGCTACCGGCCGCTGATTCTCATCGCCGAGAGCCCCGGCAACAGCGCCGCCCTGCGTGAGCGGGCCCTCTGGGAAGCCGCCGTGCGCATGGGCCGCAGCGCCCGCCCGGTGGCCACCGTCCAGGGGTGGAGCCATGCGAACGGCCTCTGGCTCCCCAACCGCCTCGTCCCGGCGCGCATCCCCTACCTGCGCCTCGACCGCGAGATGCTCATCGTCGCGGTGACCTATCAGGTCGGCGAGCAGGGGACCACCTCCGAGCTCGAGCTCTGCCGCCCGGAGGCCTTTGCCCTTCTGCCGGTACCCGAACCCGCAAGCGACGGGGACTTTACCTCATGAACAATATCGCCCGCGTCATCGCCAAGCTCACCGCCCCCCTCGCCCGCCGGGTGCGCCTCGCCGCCCGCCGCGCCGTCGTCCGGCTGGTCTACGACGACCCGAAGATGCAGGAGCTGCAACTGTCGATTTTTAGCGGCGAGGTCCGCGATCACGTCGAGCGCTGGGAGGATTACGGCCTCACCTCCTACCCCCTGTCCGGCGCCGAAGCCCTGGTGCTGGCCCTCGGCGGATCCAGCGAGCACAGCGCCGTCGTCAAGGTCGCCGACCGCCGCTACCGCCCCGCCGGACTGGTCGAAGGCGAGGTCGTGCTCTATGACGACCAGGGGCAGCAACTCCACTTCAAGCGCGACCGGCTGCTGCACCTCCTCGGCGTCGACACTCTGGCCCTCGACGTGGCCGTGGCCGCCACCCTGACCGCGCCCGAGATCAACCTCGGCGGCGACGCGGCTTCGGTGCGGGCCCTCATCGACGAGCGGTTCAAGATCCTCTTCGATGCCCACACGCACTCCGGAGTCACCGCGGGCCCGGGCGTCACCGGCGCCCCGGCCCTGCCCCTCGAACTGGCCGCCTGTGCCACCACCGTGACAAAGGCCCTGTAATGGACGTTCAACTCGCATTTAACGGCCGTTTCTTCGATCTCTTTTTAGCAGGCGGCGACCTCGCCAAGGACAACGGCCTCGCCGCCGCCGTGGCCGTCTCGCTTTTCACCGATGCCCACGTCGACGCCGCCGAGATACCCGAAGGCACCGTCGACCGGCGCGGCTGGTGGGGCGACGCCTACGCCGAGGCCGCAGGCGACCGCGTCGGCAGCAAGCTCTGGCTGCTCGGCCGCTCCAAGCAGACGGCCAGCGTCGCCCGCGACGCCGAAACCTACGCCCGGCAGGCGCTCTCCTGGCTGGTGACCGACGGCATTGCCAAGGCCGTCACCGCTGCCGCCGCTTGGACCGCGCCGGGGGTGCTCGCCCTCTCCATCGGCATCACCCGCCCCGACGGCACGACCGTCGAGGCCAAATACGACAACCTCTGGGAGGCCCTGAATGTTTAAACGCCCGACACTCGCCGAGATCCTCGCCCGGATCAACGGCGACATCGAAAGCCGCCTCGAGGGGGCCGATGCCAAGCTGCGCCGCAACGTCCTCAATATTCTCGGCCGCTCCCTCGGCGGCGCCGCCCACGGTCTCCACGGCCATCTCGACGACCTGGCCCGGCAGCTGATGCCCGACACCGCCGATGCCGAATACCTGGAGCGCTGGGCCTCGATCTGGGGTCCGTCCCGCAAGCCGTCCGTTGCAGCAAAAGGCAATGTTACCTTCACCGGAACAAACGGCGTGACGATCCCGGCCGGCACACTGTTGCAGCGCTCCGACGGAACGGAGTTCACCACTGATGCCGACGGAGGCATTGTCGCCGGGGTGGCGACCGTGGCAGTCACAGCAGTCCTGCAATCTGTTGGCGATCTTTATGGATCTCTCGGCAATACCGCCGCCGGCAGCGCCCTGTCCCTGGTCAATCCCCTCGCCGGGGTCAACGGGCAGGCCACCGCCGTTACCGGGCTCTCCGGAGGCGTCGACGTCGAGCTCGACGAGGATCTGCGCGCCCGGCTCCTCGACCGCATCCGCCGCCCGCCCATGGGCGGGGCCGACAGCGACTACGAGGCCTGGGCGCTCGAGGTCGCCGGAGTGACCCGGGCCTGGCCCTATGCCAATCATCTCGGCCTCGGCACCGTCGGAGTGGCCATCATGATGGACGATACCTACGCCGACGGCATACCGCTCCCCGCCGACGTGATTACGGTCGCCGACTACATCGAGCGCCACGTCGACCCCGCCTCGGGGGAGATTGTCGGCCGTCCGATCACCGCCGCCGTCACGGTTTTTGCCCCCGTCGCCGTCCCCCTCGATTTCACCCTGTCGGTCACTCCGGACACGGCCGAGGTGCGGGCGCAGGTCGAGGCCGAGCTCGCCGATCTGCTGCGCCTCGAGGCGGCCCCCGGCGGTCGCATCGCCCATACCCATCTCAACGCCGCCATCTCCGCCGCCAGCGGCGAAACCGACCACGTCCTCACTCTTCCTGCGGCCGACGTGCTGCACCTCACCGGCGAGATCGCCGTCATGGGCGTGGTGACCTGGGCATGATGAGCGCCGTCGACTACCTCAGACATCTGCAGGCGCTCCTCCCCCGGGGCCCGGCTTGGCCCCGCGAGGATGACACCGGCCTCACGGCGCTGCTGCACGGACTGGCCGAGGAGTTCGCCCGGGTCGACCGCCGCGCCGCCGATCTGCTGACCGAGGCCGACCCCCGCACCGCCTCCGAGCTGCTCGCCGACTGGGAGCGCGTCGTCGGCCTCCCCGACCCCTGTCGCGGCACCCCGGCCACCCTCGAAGAGCGCCGCGCCGCCGTCGTCGGCCGCCTGGTCAACCGCTCCGATCAGAGCCCCCATTTCTATCACCGCCTGGCCGAAACCCTCGGCTATACCGGCGTGCAGATCATCGAATTCGGGCCTTTCGAGTGCGACTCATCCTGCGCCGAAGACACAAGCTGCGACGACGCCGCCCTCTGGCGCTACGTCTGGGAGGTGCGCGCCGACGGCCTCGACTTCTCCACCCGCCCCTTCCGCGCCGGACGCTCGGCGGCCGGAGAGCCGCTGCGCGACTGGGGCTACAATCTGCTGGTCTGCGTGCTGAACAAAATGCGCCCCAGCCACACCCTCATTTTCTACGAGACGGGAGTTTAACTATGTACCGTATCAACACCTCCACCGCCGCCCCCGGAGGGCTCTTTACCGAGGGTGACCCCTCCGGATCGATCCCGGCCACCGTCGTCAGCGCCGCCTGGTTCAACGACGTCCAGGAAGAGCTCATCGCCATCCTCGCCGCCGCAGGCATCGCCCCGGCGCAGGCGACGCAAACCCAGGTCCTCGCCGCCCTGCGCCTCCTCTTCGCCGACATCGGCGGCAGCGCAGGCCAGCGCTTCAAAGCCGCCGCCGCCCAGGCTGGCGACGAGGCCGTCACCCGCGATCAGGGCGACGGCCGCTTCGCCGCCCTGGCCGGTCTTGCGACGCAGAAATTCAAAATCGCCGCCGGGGTTGCCGCCGACGAGGCCGTGCGCGTCGACCAGCTGGCCACCAAGGCCGCCAAGAACGGTGATGCCGCCCAGCTCTTCGCCGTGGCCAACCCTGTCGCCAACGCCGACGCCGCCAACAAGGGCTGGGTGGAGGGGCAGTTGGGCCGGACCGAATTTTTTGCCAATCCGCTGCCGGCGGCCAACGTCTGGATCCTCGCCGAAAAAACGACGCTTGGCACCGTCTGCTTTTCCACCGGCGGCAACTATCTCTATCTGGCCGTCCATCTCGCCGACGCCGCCGACGGGCTTAATTCCCGCGTGATCGGCTTCTTTCACAACCTGCACCCCGGCACCGGCTCCATCCCAGTCTTCGTCGTCGCAGGCCGCTACTACAAGTTCGTCCCTGTCGCGACCACCATCACCATTTTTTCCGGCATCTACCTCGGCTAAGGAGACCTCCCATGCACAGAATCGACGGCCCGGGCAATGTCGGCGGCCTCTTCTCCCCCGGCGATCCCGCCGGCGGCGTTCGCGCCACCACGGTCACCAGCGACTGGCTCAACGACATCCAGGAAACCCTGGTGCGCCTCATCGAGCGCGCCGGGATCGTCCTCGCCAAGGGCGACTACGACCAGCTCTGGCAGGCGTTCGAATATTACGGCGTCGCCGCCGGTCTCAAGGGGTACGCCACCAAAGCCGCCATGGACGCCGATCTGATCCCCCCCGACACGACCCTGGCCATGGTCACCAACGACGCCCTCGAGGCCAATCGCGGCATCTATCGCAAAGAAGGCGCCACCGGCCTCGGGGCCTGGATCGCCAGCGATCTGCAGGCCATCGGCCCGCAGGGGATTCAGGGCGATCCGGGGCCTCAGGGCAGTCAGGGGATTCAGGGGATTCAGGGCGAGCAGGGGATTCAGGGCGCTCAGGGGATCCAGGGCGACGAGGGCGCAGCGTCGACAATCCCCGGCCCCGAAGGCACCCAAGGTCTGCAGGGCCCCAGCGGCATCACCGGCGGCATCGGCGAGTTTGTCGCCAGCCCCGTCCCGCTCGCCGACGCCCTGGCCCAATACGACAGCGACGGCCGCCTCCCGCCCCTCGGCGGCGGCTCGGTGCGCACCATCTCGGTCCTCGACTCTCCCTGCCTGGTGCAACCCTTCGACGCCGTCCTCCTGGTCGACGCCTCGGGAGGCCCCGTCGAGATCCAGTTCCGCACCACCGCCGGGAACAACCGCGACCTGATCATAAAAAAGATCGACGCCACCGCCAACGCCGTCCTCTGCCTCCCCCAGCCCACCCAGAACATCGAAGGCGAGGCGGCCAGCTACGACACCACCATGCCCGGCGAAGTTATGGCGTTTATCTCCGACGGTAATCTCACCTGGTACCGCATCCGCTGACCCATTTCAAGGAGTTCGAATTATGTTTAAACGCCTGTTATACCCCCTCATCTTTTTAACCCTCCTCCTCCCCGCCCTCGCCCCCGCCGCCCCCGGTTACCTCCCCGTCGGCCGCATCATCGCCCAGGACGTCCAGGCCAACAACATCATCCACAAAGTCGACACCATCGCCGATCTGCGGCTGATCACCGGTTCGCCGGGACGGTCGGCGGTGCAGGTGCTCGGCTACTATGCTGCGGGGGATGGTGGTGGGGGACCGGTGCGGCGGTGGGTGGATGGCAAGGCCGTTGGCTATTACACGGCTGTAACCGGGGTGGAGCCGGATGATGGCGGGTCGGTCATCGTGCCGACTGGTGGAGATGGGTCGGGCGCGTGGGTGATCCCCAGCCATCGAATGATGCATGTTATTGATTTCGGAGCAATCCCTGATACCGGTATTGACTACACGTCTCGCATCCAGGCCGCCGTGGACTCCATGCAGGATGGGGATGCGCTATTTTTTGCTTCTGGTGAATACCGAATTACATCAACAATTAACCTGATTAACAAACGAGGCATCCGGCTCACCGGGGAGAGCGGATTTGCCTGGGGATCAAGCGGTGCTCGGTTGGTTTGGTATGGTGGGAATCTCAGCCCGATAGTTAAAACCGATTATTTCAAGCAAGCTGTAATTGAAAATTTGTCTTTTATTTCAAGTGATATTACAACCAACCAAGCCACCGCGAGTTTTGAATTTTCTAAAGATGTTTACACTTCAAATGGCCCTGTTAGTTTTGTTAATTGTCGTTTCGATAAAAGCTATTATGGTGTTTTGTTGGGCAGTCTTGATTATTCGAATAACTACAACGTTTCCGAAGTTAAGTTTGAAAATTGTTTTTTTGATACAGTAGTGGGGGCAAGAATAGCCGGGGTGGCTACCGGCTCACAAAATGTCAATATTGTTTTTAGTTTTTGTCAATTTGGATATTCTATCCTGGAGAAAGGCGTTTGGTTTGATGGTGGGCACGCAGATTTATATAATTGCGGTTTTAATGCCTCGGCGAGTTTAGCCGACGCATCCGCTATTTACATTACTGGTGATAGGTCTATGACTCATCCAATAACAATGATTGGGTGTTATGCTGAACAGATAAACAAAATCATAGAAACCGAATATACAGCATCTACTACGGAGTGGTATAGATCCGCACACCTCCAAATTATGGGTGGTTATTTTCACACCAACCGCGGATCAAGCAATGAATTCATTACCTGTTACAAAAATATGTCAATTACGTTGAAAAACGTCGAGGCTGTCGGCGGCAATATTACCTTTTCGCCGCCTGCCGACTCTACTCAAGCTAGTTTTGGGCCAAACGCACCGGCATCAAGGGGCTTAATACTTGAGGGGAGAAACGGTCTTGGTTCGATTACGACCACGAGGGGCGGAACGGTGATCTCTTTTGATCGGAGGTATGAGAGTACCATCCCGACAGGGTTCAATTTTCCTGACACAACAACCGGACTCTTGACTATTACTGATGGGGGTAAAGACTTTCTCCACCAGATGCTTGTTTTGGCGAATGGCTCGAACGGGGCTTACGTCGTAAAAAACATTACCGGTGGCAAAAACGGGATGGTCATAGAACTGACGCCTCAATATTCATTTCGATCGTTTAGTGTGGTGAATAATGCGGATGGTACGGGCAACATTCGTTTGACGGCCGGGACAACAACGACCTATCTACTCAATGCCACCACAAAGAAACTAATTCTAAAAAAGGGTTCCGACGGAATTTGGTTTGAAATTGGACGACAGGAGGACTAGGTCGATGCCAAACCAACCGTCAGCCGGTGCCAAGTGGCGCGGCGCGTTACATTATTTTCAAGTAAAGCAGACCGAAGGGAGGGATGCAAGGGTGGCAGGGACGACAAAGAAAAAGGGGTCGCGGCAAAAGCCGTAACCCCTTGTTTCTTTATGGTGCCCAGAGACGG